CGGCGGGAATGGCGTCGATTTTGATGATGATAAAGTCGCCTTGGGCAGCAAAGTTCTGTAGCGTTTTCATGTCCGAAACTCCAGTTTTTTCAAGGTGTCGCCGTCGAGGTTGTAACTCCACGCATTTCCTTCCAGCGCGGTTTGGATATGCGGCGGCATGGGAATGGCGAAGGTTCTTCCGGTGCCGCATAAAACCCGCAGGAACTTCTCCCGGCCTATGTCTGGTATATCCACCTCCAATAATTCTCCGATCATGGGGTCGCTGTCTTTTTCGATAGTGACGGCGTCGAGTTCACGCAACATCACTTCCCAGGTGAGAATTTCACAAGCAGCCCGGCGCTGTTCAATATTGCGGTGGGTTAGCGCAATCTTCGGGGTTAATGTTTTACCATCCAACCAATCACCGGGAATGCGTGTTCCGTGCCAAGAATGGACCCCAAACCCGTCACGGTATTTAATCGACATACCAGCTTCATTATGTAGGCGATTTTGGGCATCCCAATGAATTTCGCACGGGCGGTCTTGCAATACCACCGCATTATTATAGGGTATCCACCATCCACAGTGTTTAGACAATTCAATGAGGCCGTCGATTCTTTCGCAAGCCTTGATGTTTAGTTCATTCCGAAAAAATTCATAAAACCCCAACCAGCTTGCATCATGGTTCCCAAAGACCTGATCCCAGACCTGAACCCAGACCTGATCCCCGACCGGATCCCTGACCGAATCCCTGACCTGCTTCCTGACCTGCTCCCTGACCTGCTCCCTGACCTGATCCCTGACCTGAACCCTGACCTGATCCCAGACCTGCTCCCTGACCTGATCCCTGACCTGCTCCCCGACCTGAACCCTGACCTGCTCCCCGACCTGATCCCAGACCTGATTCCTGACCTGCTCCCTGACCTGATCCCCCCCTCTTAAAATGGCTATCCCCATCGCCGCAGACAGAGGAGACTGGAAGCAGTAAAAATTCTCCGGTGGTTTTAGACCCGCCAATTTATAGGATAGAATAACGGCCTTTCTCGCCGGCTCAAAATCCAAGGGTTCCTTAGATAAGCCAATTTTTAACCACCTATCCCGATACTCAGGTAGCCTTGCTTCTTGGGCCGAAGTTAACTTCTTGATCCTCACGTCGCATCCTCCTGATGTTCTGTGCGACAATTCTATCCACACCCCGTTTCCGTGTCAACCCCTAAAAATAATATTTGACACGGCCCGTGGGCCAGTGTATAAATAGAGCATGGAAACAGACCTCATCAAATCTCTAGGCGGCCCGGCGTACATTGCCCGCCGCCTCCACGCCTCCTCCCGCCAGGTTTGTAATTGGCGGCACAGAGGTATTCCCGGCCTCCTACGGCCAGCAATTGCCGAATTAGCCAAGGAAAAGGATGTAAAGCTGCCGAAGGACTTCATCCCCAGGCTATATGATGATTAGCGCCGCCCCCCCTGGCGCTGATGGGGTGCGTGTTGAAGGCTTACCTCCCTGGGCCTCCGCGCACCCCTCTTTTTTGTGAGAAAAGCGTGAAAATCAAAATAGACAAAAGAGACAAGATTTTCAGTCAGCTTGTCCGTGGCCGCGCCCGATGGAGATGCCAATTCTGCGGAACCTATTACCCGCCACCGTTCACCCGTGGATTAGAATGTGCTCATATATACGGGCGGGCAAGGAAGGGGTTGCGTTGGCATCCCCTCAATGCGGTTTCCCTTTGCACGGGGCATCACGCTTATTTCACGGGAAACCCCTTGGAATTCGCCAAATGGATAGAGGGTGAATTAGGCAAGGCCAACACGAACAAGCTGAGGATCATGGCGGGGCGGACCTTTAGGGTTTCCAAGCCGTTATTGGATGATATCCACCAAAACCTGAAAGCATCCCTAGAGCAAATGGAAATGGAACGCGCCGAGGGAAAGCATGGGCGCATAGAATTTGAGAGTCCGTATCCATGAGCCCGTTGGTTGTTAAATTGAAGAAGATTCTCAGCGAGCATCCAGAGCCTTATTGGAAGGTTTCTCAAAGGTCCGGTGTGGCCGAGGGGACCATAAAGCACTGGTACAACCGTTATTCACCCATTTTAGCTAATTTCGAGGCCGTGCTGGAAACCGTTGGTTATGAATTGAAGATCGTCAAGAAGCGAAAATGAAATTCACGGACATCGAGGACGAACAGATCATATATGCCCGCGAGGTGCAGAAACTCAGTTGGCCGAGGATTGCGGAACCACTAGGCCGGACGGCTTCCAGTTGCGCCCACCGGTTCCTGCGGCTGAAACTGGGCCTGAAGGAAATGCGCCGCCGGCGGTCGAAACCCCAAGCTGCCATTCACCATGAGGAAAGAATCTGCCTTGGCTGCGGCAAGAAATTTCTCAGCAGGGGGATAGGCAACCGGCAGTGCATTAGTTGTGCTTCACGGTCGGACGACGCTGATTATCAGGTGGGGCTATGAGAGTGGTTTCGTGGTTTTCATGCGGGGCTGCCAGCGCGGTAGCGACGAAACTCACAACGCCTGATGTTATCGCTTATTGCGAAACTGGGTCAGAACACCCTGATAATAAACGGTTTATGGCTGATTGCGCAGTGTGGTTCGGACAGGAAATCACCATTCTTCAAAACCCTCAATACAAGGACACATGGGAAGTATGGGAGAAACGCCAATACATTGCGGGTATCGCAGGCGCACCATGCACGGGTGAATTAAAGATCAAGCCCCGGCTGGAATTTCAGCTACCTGATGACATTCATGTTTTTGGTTATACAGCGGATGCCCGCGACGTTACCCGAGCAGAAGCCCTGCAGGAACATTGGCCGGAATTGGATTGCCGGTTCCCCCTGATAGATAGGGGCGTCAACAAAGCCGCCTGTCTTGCAATGGTGGAAAACGCGGGGATAAAGCCACCCCTCACATACGCCTTGGGTTTTCCCAACGCTAATTGTATGCCCTGCTGTAAGGCAACATCACCCGCCTATTGGGCTTTAGTCCGCAAGCATTTCCCGGCTGAATTTGACCGCATGGCGAAACTTTCCCGCGAATTAGGCGCACGGTTGGCGCGGTTGAATGATGAACGAGTTTTCATTGACGAAATTCCACTAGACCAGGCGACAACCGAACCGATTGCGCCAGACTGTGATTTCCTGTGTTGCATTGCCGAACAGGATCTTGGGGCATGACCCTATCAATAAAGATGGAACCGGAACTTCGTCATGTGTTGGCTCACATGATTTACGCAATTGAGGCATTGGTGAATGGAGACACCGCCGAGGCTCAATACGAGGTTGAAAGCATTAAGGGCCTCGTCTTTTGGGACTCCGACAGAGGCCAAACGGCTGACGCGGAAGAATGGTTGGAAAGGAACGAAAATGGCGAAGAAATGCACAAAGAAGAATTGCAAGAAGAAGGGCGGCAAGAAAAGCTGCAAGAAGAAATAGGGGCGGGGGGTAAAACCCCCAAACCCGTTAGGTGATAATATGACCCCCGATGAATGGCCGATAGGTGTAACCAGGGTTTTCCACTACGTCCACCCAGATGACGTTGACGAGTGGAAAACCAAGGGGTGGCATGTAGTTGCGACCGACCTGGGCCACCATGGGATATATTCGGTGTTGGTTGAGAAGGATGCGGAATGAAACCCGACATGACGTGGGTATTTGAGACTATCTCACGAGACAGCCGCACAAAGGCGCTGTGGGACGCCCATCAAGAAATTAAAAGGCTACGCCCCGCCGAGGATGCGAATGGGGATTGGGCCAACGGATATCTGGAAAGCCTGGAAGCGGCCAAGCAATTAATTCGAGGGTTGATGAAGTAAAATATGTTGACAAGTGTTACGAATGATGGTAGGACTATAACTGGGGCTGAGATACGGCTAGCTACCGTAGTTCTTGCCACTAACAAGACTCACCCCACCTTTTTTACCCTTTAGTGGAGGGCCAATAAAATGCAATGGCTGAAGATATGTAACTGGGAGAAATTCCAGCATTACACAAAACGCAACCCCCCCTGGATCAAACTACATATTGAGATGCTTTCAAGCGCCGATTGGGTCAGTTTAAATGACTCAAGTCGGGTCTTAATGGTCGCATGTATGCTCATCTCGGCGCGAAACGGTGGCAAGTTGCCCGCAAGTCCCCCTTACTTAAAGAGAGTTGCTTACTTGTCTAAAAAACCGGATTTTAAGCCGTTGATAGATTGTGGCTTTCTGGAATATGTGCAAGCGGATGCTAGCGTGTTGCAAGCGGATGCTAGACCAGAGACAGAGACAGAGGCAGAGGAATATAGTAAAGAGGCAGAGCAAGCGCCCGCCGAAGAAAAAAATGAAGGTATCGAGGCCATGGTTTTAAAAGCAGCGGGACTTGCAGACAGCCCTATTCCCCAACATGCGGGGATCGTCCGGCAGTGGTTAGCTGACGGCTGCACCGCCGAGGAC